ACAAAAGGATATGCGGGAGCTTTTTTATGCCATTGATCGTATTGGATGCGGGGCATGGTGGGGGATGGTCGGAAATACGGCTACTATTCTATAAATCCAGCATTTATGCGGGTTACAGGCTTTATTCTACCATGAGGTAATAGTGGAATTCAAGGGTATTTGTATCCTTGTAGAACACAATCTTACGCACAATGCCACGGAGGGCTTCCGCTTTCAGGTCATTCGGTGCGTCACTTTCGATAATATCCAGGACAGACTGCACACGGCTTAAGAACTGCTCCTTGTAGTTCTCAGGACCGGAGGCAGCAGTCGTCAGCTCTGAGAGCAGAGCTTCCAAATCTGCACGGCGCTTCTCGATCATCTCTTTGTTCCGCTTGTAATCTTCCAGAGTATCAATTTCATTCAGATATGCTTCCTTGATGCGTTCCAGCTTACGATCCAGGGAAGCCAGTTCACGCTGGTAACGCTGCCTGTCCAGTTCTACAGTCGGCTCATAGGTGCGGACAAGCTCAAAGGATACGTCCGTGACGCTCTCCAGTACCTCATGGAGCGACGATATTACGGCATCGGTAAGTTTCTTGGCCGAGATGTATTGCGAGCCTGTATGAAGCCCTTTCATGTATCCTAGACACTGGAAGCCCTCGCCGGAGATATAAGATCCGCCGTGAGTGGACTTCCGGGGATAACCTTCTTTATGTGACAGGGACTTGCCACAGACTGGACATTTTACAAGACCGGACAGCCAGTGCTTCGTGTGGGAGACTGGATGCTCATAGCGCTGCATGATCTTCTTGCTGCGCTCCCGGCGCTCTTGGACGATGTCCCAGGTATTCTGATCGATAATCGGGGGATGGTGGCTGTCACTGATGATCCATTCCTCGGGATCCCGCAGGGTACTGGTGGCACTGGATTCCCGCATGTTATAACGTACTTTGCCGATGTAAAATGGATTCTCCAGTATGTAGATCACACCTTCCTGATCAAAACGCTTGCCAGTCTTTGTCTTGTATCCATGGTCATTCAGATCTCTGGTGATGTAATTGATGTCACTGCCGGAGGCGTACATATCAAAGATCTTCCGGACAATGGCAGCCGCCTGCTCTTCGATGACAGGATTTTCATTCGGGGCTTTGGTGTATCCCAGTGGCATCTTACCATTATAGAGACCCTTGCGGGCGCGGGAGAGCATGGAACGGCGGACTTCCCCGGAGAGGTTCACGGAGTAGAACTCATCCTGCCACTCAATGATCATTTCAATGAGGCGGCCATACATGCCGTCGATCAGAGGCTCACTGACGGATACCACATCGATTCCGAGCTTTTTCCGGAGCATGGACTTGTAAAAGGTGCTCTCGTCCTGATTACGGGCGAAACGACTGAATTTCCACAGGACTACAACATCGAAGGGCTTGGGTTTTGTCTTCGCTGTAGCAATCATATTCTGGAAAGCATACCGGTTACTGGACTTGCGGCCGGAGCGTCCGTCCTCTTCGACAAAGATATACTCAGACGGCAGCAGGATGTTATGCTGCAGGCAGTACTTTTTGATCTCCTCAAGCTGGGATTCCGGGGAATATTCCAGCTGATCATCAGTGCTGACACGGATATAGGCAGCACCGGTGCGGATCCGGTCCGTGGACTCCGTAGACTTACGCATCACTTTCTTAGACATTGCACATTCCTCCTAAGTAAATGTACGGAAAAATGGGCATAAAAATGCCCGGACATATGTTCGCATTGCAATTTGTCCGGGAAAATGATAAAATTCATTTGTTCAGGATGATTTTTATCGGGTTTCCCGGTAAGATCGGATCAGCTCTGGCGTGCCAACGCTGGGGCTGATTTTTTTAGTTTTTAAATTTATCAGTGTTGCAGCAACGTTTGCAAGGAATATAACCAACCTGTTGTGCATCTTTAAGACTAATGCGCTTAGGATTTTCCAACCCTGAGCAATGTTGCAGGCTATGAAATTTATTGCTGTTTTCCGATATCCAAACGCGATCTTCTTGTGTAATATTAACGTTCAAAATTTGCCCGAGATAAGTTATATCCTGAGGAAAAATTTTACAATGTCTATTTAACTCAACATCCAATGTACGACTCAAGCGGCTATAAGGATTTTTATATTCAAAAAGACTAAGGACAAATAGTAATTTACTTAATCCACGGATAGGGACGGGTTCGTCCTCACCGAAAATTTCGTGTGAACGTAAAATGTTACTGCTTGTATAATTATATATGCGTCCGCCATGTGCAGACATATTGCGATAGTCCATACAAATAAACAAGGTATCCATCATCAGTTTGCATAATGCCTCTTCTGAAAGACCTAATTTTTCAGAATTATACAGATAAGAAACCATCAATTTCTTTTGGGGCATTTTGAATTGATCGATATAGTTGATTATTGTGGAAAAATAAATACTTTTGAATAATATCCATGGTGGTACAATTCCATATTTTTCCATATAATGATGAATTGGTTCTTTATCAGTGGTTAAAGCCTCATTCATTGTATGAAGAATGCCGTTAAGAGAGAAGCGCTCTTTTCGCTTTCTCTTGTTTTGGTAATTACGATATTGTAGATAAGAAGAAGGATCTACCCCAAATGATTGAGCAATTACATTGGCAGCAATCTCTTTAATATGCTCTTCTAAATCCTGCATAGAAGCCATTACTGTATTACGTAGAGCTTTATCAAAAAAATATAGAGAAGATATTTGCTCAAAGCTTACACCATCGCGGTACATGATTGTATCATCGGATTTAAGAATATATGGGTCTCTATAACTTTTAATCAGATTGGAATAACCAAACAGTCTCAAGCCGGTAAGAGCATGATCTTGGTCGTAGATAGTTAGATTTTGAGATATAAGCTTTTTCAACTGATCTTCAGGTGTTGAATAGTAGATTTTATCTCCCATGAATCATTAATCCTCCTTTGTATGCAAAAAGAGCCTTGGAATACAATTCCAAGACTCTTTCGCGACCGCACAGCAGTCATTCACTAATTAGTGACATTATATCATATGCAAAAATCTTGTCAAGTATTCTAAACAAAAAATATATTATGTAAATTGTTATTTTTGGAAAGTTGCACCGGTGCAACTATATCAGCTCCAACACAACTATCGAGTCGAAGTAGATAACATTATTTGTGTGCTCCGATCTCGATCATATCCACGGAGCATTTTCTGTCGTAGTCGCCATTGATGATATGTGCATACTCATGCAGATAAGATTTCTGGTTCTGCTCGAAGGACAGAGCATCGTTCAGGACGATGGTAAAGCTCATATCGGGATTTGCCACCACATAGGCTTTGATGCTGTATGGCAGCGTTGCCAGTACTGAATGGATATCCAATGTCAGCCACCTCCTCTGAATATGTATGAGCCTTGGTCATCCGTTCTGGTTGCTCATCCGGTCGATCATTTCTTTTACGAACTGGATGTCCTCCGGCTTCACCTTCCTGGAAGCATCGAAGAGAACCTTGTATTCAGGATTCTCGAAGAGGAACTGAGCCATGTCACGGGCAGCAGGATTGAGATAATAGCTATCTGGTATGATTTCTGTAGATTCTTTTTTACCAATAAGGTAATTCATATCGACATTGAATAAATCAGCAATGTCTTCTAATGTTTCAAAACTTGGTTCCCTTTCACCATTTTCATACATTCCGATAGTACTTCTTGATAATCCCAATTTTTCAGCCATCTGTTGCTGAGTTAATCCACTTTTTATTCGTAATGTTTTAAATACGTTTGGAAAATCACCCATAAGATGTCTCCTTTCAACTTTGTAAAAATACAATACCACACAACGTGGAAAAAATAAATAGTTAAAATTCCACAAAAAGTGTTGACACGAATAGTGACGAGTGATATATTCAAGATGTTCCACAAAACGTGACAAAGGAGGCTGTAGGGTGAACGCAAAAGAAATAGGGAAAAGGTTGGTAGACCTTCGTGGATCAAAGACACAAGAACAGGTCGCAAAAGCTGTTGGAATCAGTGTATCAGCGTTATCGATGTATGAGTGTGGAGAAAGAATTCCGAGAGATTACATCAAAATTGCACTTGCAAAGTATTATAACAAGAGTGTGCAGGCAATTTTTTTTAACTCTTAGATGCCACAAAAAGTGACATTCAGATCAGTAAAGGAGGCAGCAGGTATGGATAATAAAAGAGACTGGAGTGCAATAATCATGTCGATTGTTTCACTGATAACAAGTGTAGTAGTGCTTGTGCTGACAGTCATTATACGATTAATGAAATAATCGAAAAAACAAGCGTTAATAAAGAAATTATAACGGATATCACGGACATTGTTTTTGCAAACAAAGAGTCAGTGCGAGCCTGTTTAGCTAAACGATCAGCGCTGGTAGCGTGGAGATCATTCAGATATTTATATCCTTTAAGAGTAAGCCCTTTGGGAAATTCAACATGAGGATCAAAGTTGCCATCACGCCATTTATCAATGTAAACAATAATATCGTTTTCGGCAAACTGATAAGCTAATTCGTCGATTTCTTTCTGGGTATGACCAAGCACAGATATTTCTTTGTATGGCGTACCGTTGATAATCTGTTCCAGGACGGAAATGGAAAAGTCACAGTGTTTTTCGTAGGAACTTTGATTTTTCATAAAAACCTCCATACTTTTGAGACTGATAACTGAACACTATCAATTATAGAAAAAGAGGATAGAGGATGCAAGAGATTTTATAGGGAAGGAGGCAGCAGGCGTGGAAATAGTAATCCACAAAGAAGAGAGCAGGAATTTTTTACAAGTAGGAAAAGAAATGATAGAGGTATCAGATTATAGTTTAAAAAGCTCCGCAGACGGTTCCACAGAGCTTTCTGTAACTATAAAGGGAAAGGTCAATGTATTTGAGACATCAGCCAACCTAATAATGTAGAGGAAATTGCGCTTGTAAGGAGTCTGTTTGTGTAGGAACTGTTTTGCATCCATAAAGACAAGTTTATCACAAGAATGGGAGTTGCAAATGAACTTTTCAAAAAGGAGGAATAACAGGTGACATGGATTCTTGCAATAATAGCAGCGATTTGTGCAACAGGTTGGGCGTTTAGTCGGCTGGCATTCAAAACACTGGTGCGATGTTTCAAGGAAAAGGGATATCCAATGGTTAAAGAAAAAGATATCCAGAGGAACATGGTCAGCATAATAAAAGAAATTAACTGGGTACCGATTGCTTCTGGAATCTTTGGAGGGTTACTGGGAGTAATTCTGTCAAAAGTAATTTTCTAAATTTAAGAAGGAGGAATAACCAATGAACAAAGTAGATGAACTGATCGATGCGCTGGCGGAGCATATCAAAAAGCGTATCGATGAAGGTAATGACATGGAGAATGAGATCACCGAAAAGACGAAGGCTCTCGCAGAGCTGGTGTCTGCGAGAGGCAAAGAAATTCCTATTGACTGGAAAAAACTAATGAAAGCCAAAGAGGAGTTTGAAAAAATAACAGGAATTCAAATTTAATAGAAAATCAGTTTTAGGAGTGCGGATAGCACCGGAAAATTGTATGGAAGGAGGCTGCAGGAGTGTTTCCAACAATAAGAGAAGCAGTTGACCATAGTGTCTACTATACAGAAATAGAGACACACAAAAAACGGTATGTCAAAAGACTGTTCGAAGAGGAAGAGATAGAAAGAGCAGAAGCTATAGTAACCGCACTGAACGGATTACAAATAGATTCTGCTCAGGAGTTGCTGAAAAAGATAAACATGTATCTTCTTCAGGACTCAATTACCGTATGAATAGATTTCAGAGATCTCGTTGTAAGCCTTTTTGAATTTCTCAAAGAATTCTGAAGCATCCATCTGAGAAACATCATAATGGGCAGTGACATAAGCGAGAGCAATGCGATCAATACGGTCATCAATTTGTTTTACTTCCATGGTTTTTCTCCTTTCGTTGTACTAGGCTCTGGCGGGAGCCTGTAAGTACAGTATAGGAAAAGGAGAAATCGGATTCAATATGGCAGGCATTTCGATTTATCGAAAGAATCATTTCGGAGAATCGAAGTGCAGTAGGAAGGAGATGACAGGAATGGAGAAAATCGACAGATTATATGCTCTCTTAGAGCGTAACGACATTGATGAGAACACCAAGGCAGCGCTGCGGTGGGCAATCTTTGAGTTGGAGAATGCAACTTAGACAACCATGGCACCATAAGCTGTAGAAAAGCAGTCAGGAGGTACATATGCGGATTGTAAATTTAATCCACATCGGGGACCAGGTATTGTCACTGGATGACATGGATCCCATGAAAAAGGCAGAGATTGCCTTACGGTTGAATGAACAGAGTCTGAAGACTTTGGGATATGCAGCCAAGAAGAAAGAGGAATCAGCGTAACCACAGGTATCCGTGCCCTGTACGTGGTGTATTCCCAACACCACACTCCCCTTTTACACAATTAGCGTGTGTGTCCAGGCATCCCCACCTGGGCACCACGTAGAGGGCATGGACAAGCATAACAGATCACGTTCTGTGCGTGGTGCATCTTGCTGCATCACCATATGACGGCATATCACCAACTGCTATGATGGTATGCCGATCTCCTTCCGGTGGTACCCGGGTAGATCAGCACCGGGGCCACGCAGAGAGCGTGATCAGAAAGGGATAAACATGGAATTGATTAAGCATTATGCCAAGGAAGTTGTGAAAAACAAATACGGTCACAAATACTGGGAAGCTAGCAATTCGCAACTAGCCGAGTATGTCTATGATGAAGTGAAACAGCAAGTGCCGGAGGCTAAATATTATAACTTTGAAGGATTGCAGATCATTACGACGAATGACAAGCAGGAGCAGTCATTGCTGAGCACACTGGAAGTGATGGAGGATCTTTGCAATGAAAGGATAATTCAGATACATAGACTGAGAGATCAGATATATGGAGGGGATACAGATGTATAAAGATATTGTAATATCACTTCTTGGGGCATTGCTTCTGGAGCCGGTACTTAAGACAACAGAGACAGGAGAGCAGATCGCCATGGTCATGGGCTTGGCGGCTATGCTTTTTATTTTTTGCCTTTTTTGCGAGGATCAGGTGGAAAAATGGCGAAAATACCGCCAAAGAGTACAGGATCTGGAACAGAGAATAGAGCAGATGAGAGGAGGCGGGATGCGTGAAAGACGAGAGAGTGAAGGAAATCATGGAGAGGTTGGAACAGACCCCGACAGAGCCATTAATGATGCTGGTTGACCATGAGGCACAGGAGGTTTTCCCGTATGTCCTCCGGAAGTATCAGAATGCACATCTGGTCATGATGAAGGGCATCCGGTATATCACAATCACCGATGATGCCATCCGAGTCATACTGGACCGCCTGCAACGAGAGAGGGCGGATTTTAAACGGACAGTGGAGTACTACGACAGGGAGATTCAGGGCGTTGAGTATCTGCTGACAGGCAAAAAACGGTACTATTGGTCACCGGATAATTACATAGTAGAGCCTGCCTATGCAGAGCAATAAAAAAGCCGGCATTTGGCGATGCCGGCCAGCTCACAGAGCTACACATATAAACAAGATTATTGTAACTCTGTAAGCCGAAAAAGTCAAGAAAAATGGGGCTTTCGAAAGCCCCTGCGCACTTGATAAAGATATTAAAGTTAGGATACAGAGACATGGTTAAGAGAAAGAAAATGAGACTGAAGCATGGGGATGTCCTGGACGTGGAAGAGTACCATGATGGGAATTATGGGGGGAAGGGTAAGACCAGACAGAAGAAGGAGAAGCCGACGAAGGAACAGGTAAGGCTGATCAACCGAAGAAATAAGGCAAGGCTGTGCCGGTGGAGACTGATACAGTACTTTGACCAGGGAGACCTGTTTATCACATGGACCTATGCGATGGAGAATAGACCTCCTGATATGGCGGAAGCGCTGAAGGACTTTCAGAAGGCAATGAGTAAGATCCGGAAGATCTACCGGGTAAGAGGAGCACCGCTCTACTGGATCCGCAACATCGAATGCGGCACCAAAGGAGCCTGGCATATCCATCTTGCGATCAAGCAGACACCGGAGGGAGATGCAGCGGCTATCGTGACCAAGGCATGGACCAAGGGCGGTACCTATGTGGCGGAGATCCGGAACAGCAAATTTAACGGGGATGACATGGAGCAGCTGGCAGACTACCTGACCAAGGACGAGCACACAGCGGAGATCAAGGTGGATGGCACATCGGGAAAGCCCAGAATTGCGGAGTCCTCCTATAATACCAGCCGTAACATGCCGCTCCCGGAGCCACGGACGGACAAGCTGGTCCGCTGGAAGCCGGAAGTCAAACCACCCAAGGGATATTACATAGCCCGGATCCATGAGGGCATCAATCCGGTCACGGGATTTTTGCACCGGAGTTACACGTTGATCAGGTTGAAAGCGACAGAGCGGAAGAAACCGCCGAACAAGGTAAGGAGGTGTTGATTTTGGAAACTATAGAAATGTATGTGAGTACTACTCTTCATGGATCCGCAAAGAGGACCGGGAAGGTAATGTATACTCTCCGGATGAAAATGGGAGAAAAGCAGTACTATGAGAAACCGGCGGAGATAGGAAAGGCGGACGGGACAGCCAACCGGCTGGTGCTGTGGAGTATCTGCCGGGCACTGGAGCGTATGCGGGGCAAGAGAACGATCCTTATCCACACGGAGAATACTTACGTCGCATCCGTGATCAATCAGGGATGGGTGGAGACATGGGAGAGAAACGGCTGGAAGAACAGCAGAGGGAATGAAATCAAGGATGCGGATCTCTGGAAAACAATACTGGAGAAATCCCGGAAAATGCGTCATGACATCGCTGCTGTGGCCGGACAGCATGAGTACTCTGAGGCATTTGCCTACAATATGTCTAAAATAAACGCAGAATATAACATTTTTGCAAAAGTGGAGTTCGAAGAGGTAACACCAGTACATGACAGGTGTTAGAGACCATTCCGGTGAAGTCGCCGAGATGGTGAGAATATAACAATTTGACAGAAAAACAGTCGGTTACAAGGTGAAACCGACTGAACTACTCAGAAAAAATCGGTAGTTGCACCGGTGCAACCGGGGAAAGGAGAACAGATGGAGAAGAAATTTGGAATATTTAATACCGTAGAGGAGTTAAACAGGGCAGCAGCCGCCCAGAAGGCAGAGGGAGACCTGAAAGCGCTGATCGGGATCGCTGTTGAGAACGGACTGGAGAAAGAGGATGCCGAGGAATACATGGACAGCGACGACCCTGAAGATTTTCTCTGTAATGCCACGATGGCGGCCATTGCCAAGCTGAAGCTGGAAGAACAGGACCTACATCTTGAAAGCCAGTTAAAGGACTGGAAGGACTTTATCGTGCAGATGCTGACGGAGTATCCGATAGATCATGCCGATGGGGACAGGGATGCTCTGGGAAATGCCGTATTTAATCCTGCCAAGTGTCTGCTGGACGTACTGGCAGCAGGAATGAAGCTGGCATCTGAACATCGCATAAAAGTAGATAAGAGAATCATAGAGAAAGCAGGATTGCCGGAAAGAGCAGGGGACATAGGATCCATCGGCCGTGATGAGTTCAAGAAGATTGTTCTGGATTATTACATGGGAGAAAAGAAATGATTGTATACAAAGCAACGAACAAGGACATGATCTGCACATCCGGGGAGGGATTGTTCCAGTATCGTCTCGGAGTACCAGAAACGGCAGAAAAATCAAAGTGTGCTGATACCGGTCTCCATGCCTGTGAGTATGTTTTGGATTGCACATGGTATTACGGACTGGGTAAATATAACAGGTATTTTAAAGCAAAGGCAGAAGGGGACATAGCAGAAGACGGACACGATACCCGCATTGCATGTACGAGGCTGACACTGCTGAAAGAACTGACCAACCGGGATATCGCAAAAGAAGCCATGCTTTACATGATACATCATCCTCGACGGGATAACTGGAAGACATCCCGCTATATGGTACAGGTAAATGAGAACACAGCAGAGATCAGGATCCCGGACGGGATCGCCATTGCAAGGGGAATCCATCCCAAAGTAAGCGGCTGTGCCGGAGCGCATCTGGGGCTGATCCGGGAAGAAAAAGGAAAGATCACGGCGGCCAAGATATTTGATGTGGACGGAGTCTATATCCTGCCGGGAGTGTGGTACACCCTGGAAGACCTGGCAGAAGCAGAGAGGAGGCAGCAGTCATGAAGTGGACAGAGATACTCAGGGCACCGATGATACCGGCAGATAAAAAGAGAAATAAACAGATCACGTTCCAGACAACGGAGAATTATCTGATACTGGATATCTGGAGGGGTGGAAACAACATCTGCCGCCATGCAATCAACCTGAAAACATGGGAATACGGCACATATTTTCCGGATACCGGCATAAAGCAGGCAACAAATATCAACAGCTGTACAGATAACTATGAAAGAGAGTACTGGGATTACCGGCTGAAAGAGAAAGAATGGCTGACACCGGAGCAGATCAGGGAACTGGATATCCTTACCAGAGAAAAGAAGGATTGGGTAAAAGATGTATTGCAGCGCATAGAGCGGATGGAGACAGACTATAACGCAGAAAAGCGGGAACAGGCCAGAAACAGTAAGGAGGAGCGCATCCGTAGATTAATGGAAAAATGTCCAAATCCGGGAAAAGCAGTATATGACTGGATCACAGAACAGATGGTAGGAGATCTGCAGTATGCCTTTTATGGCAAACAGAAAAAGACCTGCCACTGTACGGCATGCGGCGGAAATTTTCCGGAAGAGGCAGCAGGCATCCCTGTGAAACATAGGAAGCAGATCACCTGCCCTCTGTGCGGACATCTCCTGACCGTGGATAAGAGAGCGGATATATGCATCGTTGCAACGGACTGGCTTACCATGATCCATAACGTGGATGATAAACAGGGAGTGGAGCGGCACTTTAAGGTAAAAGTGGAGTGGGACAGATACGGAACGAGAACCACGGAGCTGGAGGAGCATATCCGGCTGATGATGCTGCGGAACACAGCAAAGAATATCATGAAAGTCTATTACTATGGGAGTGATTACTGGCCTGGATGGAGCACGGGAAATAACAGCAGCCGAAGATGGCACAGTGCCTATCTGTATCCGGACACAGAAGGTATTCAGGCCGGATTGCATGGGACGGCATATCAGGTATGGACAGATGTATTTCTGATGCTTGCCCAGATGGGAATAAAAGCGCACTATAACGGTCTCATGGGGGAAAGTAATCGGGAGTTTACCGGTATTGCGGAATATATGGCAAAGGGACGCTTTTACCGCCTGCTGGATGAACTGTCACAGTGCATCACCTACTGGGGTGGATATTCCGGGAGCACGATTGATGTATCTGGGGAAAGCGTAGAAGAAATCCTGCAGATAGAGGATAAACAGCTGATCAACCGCCTCAGACAGGCAGACGGCGGAATGTGTATGCTGCGCTGGCTGCAGTGGTCCGACCTCAACAAAAAGAAGCTGTCAGAGCAGTACATATCCTGGGCAGAAAAAAATAAGATCGACCCGGATAATTATCTGCGGTCGGAAGCAAAGCAATACCTGACACCGGAACAATTAATGAATTACATCAACCGGCAGAAAAAAGAAAGCTATCCAAGCAGAACGATAGCGGGAGTCTGGAATCAGTACGAGGATTATCTCAGTATAGCAAAAGAACTGGGAAAACACATGGATGATGCTCTGGTGCACCGTCCAAGAGAATTGAAGCGCCGACATGATGAAGTCAATGCCGAGATGGAATTGCGCAGGGAAGAGATCCAGCGGAAACGGAATGCAAGAGAAGCGGCAAGACAGGCACAGGAAATGAGGGACAAGTATCCGGGATATGAGGATATCCTCTCCGAGATCAGCGAGAAGTTTGAGTATCAGAATGACACCTATTGCATTGTGGTTCCCAGGGACTTTATGGAGATTACGGCAGAGGGCATGGCACTGCATCACTGTGTAGGCAATACAGAGAGGTATTTTGACCGGATTGTCAGCAGAGAGACCTATATCTGCTTCTTGAGGCAGCAGGAGTCTCCGGACAAGCCTTTTTACACGATCGAGGTGGAGCCGGGCGGTACAATCCGCCAGCACCGGGGAGCCTATGACGAAGAACCGGGCATAGAGGAGATCAAGCCGTTCCTCCGTGAGTGGCAGAAAGTAATCCGCAAGCGTATGAGCAAGCAGGATCATGAGTATGCGGCACAGAGCGAAATCCTGCGCCAAAAAAACATAGAAGAACTGAAGGCAAAAAATAATACTGTAGTCCTGAAAGGACTAGCGGAAGATCTGATGGAGGTAATCTGAATGTATTTTGTTGCAGACACAGAGAAAAGGCAATGTGAAATCAATGGGATAACAGTGAAGGAGCGCGGGGTGTATCTGTTCCGATTCCGGGCAGACGGAGATATAAAATGGGCACATGCAAGAGTAGATGAGATTGACGAAAGCAAAATAATGCTCCGGACATGTGCAGGAATGCCTGCAATCGCAGTACCCATAGATGACGTACTGGAAGTACACGGCGGAGAGGCCAAGGTGGAAGAATTCGGGGAAGATATCATGTTGAGTCTGATACGAGGAGAGATTTATTCAGAGAGCACCAAAAGTCTATTAAAAGGAGACAGGTAATGGAACATATCATTTATCAAAAAACATATCAGGAATATAAACAGGAGCTGGATGCAGTCCTCACCCGGACGGCGGAGGACTTTGTGCAGATCGGTTATCTGCTCAAGGTGGCCAGAGATACAAATATCCTGGCAGAGAGCGGATATGCAACAGTGACGGACTTTGCCAAAGCGGAATATGGCATAGATAAGACGCAGGTGAGCCGCTTTATCAGCATTAACGACAGATTTTCGGAAAACGGGTACTCGGATCACCTCATGCAGAATTACCAGGGATTTGGATATGCAAAGCTGACACTGATGTTGCAGATCCCGAATGAGATTAACGAGGCATTACCGCCTACACTGTCAAAAACAGAGATTCAAGCCATCAAGGATGAGGTAGATGCGGAGAGCCAGGTATCTGACATCGAGGTGGAGATTGAGAAGGCAGAGGCAGCAGCCGTAACGGATAAGCCCATGCTTCCGCCGGAGGGATCACCGTTACAGCGTAACCTCTGGCAGTTGGGGAAGGAGCAGGAAGATCTCTTCCGGAAGCTGTGGGAAATATGCAATAAAAGCAATTATCCCCGCAGTACTGCTATCATGGATGCACTGATACCGCAGGGGGATGCGGTGTACACAGTCCGGATCCCGGGAGAGCGCAGGACACAGATCATTATAAATTCTGACGGCGCCACGGTAATCAACCTGAAGACGTTGGAGCGCCATGAATATGCACCACAAAAAATCTGCCTTGAGGTAGATTCCCTGTTTCTTGGAGGCAGCAGTCCTGAGGAACGGTACAAGAAACTCTATGGCGAGGACCTAACTCCGGAAGAACCGGAAATTGCACCGGTGCAACCGGATGAAACTCCGAAAGAAAAGAAACCGGAAAAGCGTAAGGAATCCCGTGTGACCAAAGCAAACACAGAACCGAAGAAAAAGCCGAAGGAGCCGGACAAGAAGCCGGAGCAGATGACCATCCCGGGAGCCGCACCGGATCCGGCACCGGAAGAGCCGGAAACACAGGTAAATGACTCGTCTTCCCGGAAAACTGACGAGGATAATCAGAATACCGACACCATGGGATCGGAAGAACAGGTACCGGGCCAGACCAACATCGAAAAGGACTTTCCGCAATATTGCCCGGATGAGGGAGACCAGTGTGCAGCTTATCGTCAGTCCATCCGTGGCAGCGTGGAGAACCTGGTGCGATATGTCGAGATGGATCTGATCAGCGCCGCCAGACAGCAGCTGTCCGATATCGCTGGTTATCTGGACCGTCTGGAAGAACTCAGCAAAGGAGGAGGACCGGATGGCGAAGATGTCGAAACAGGCGAGAGCGAGGGAGTTTAATGCCGCCTCTCGTCAGATCATCAAGGAGCGGGATCTGTACCAGTGCATCTTTTGCCGTATGGGATATCACATGGAGGACGTCACCTGGTACGGACAGCAGTTGCAGAGCATCATGCACTATATACCGCGCTCCCGGGGTGGTCTCGGGATCCCGCAGAATGGAGCCCTGGGTTGCCAAAGCCATCATGAGATGCTGGATAACGGAAACAAAGGCAGACGGGATGAGATGCTGCAGATATTTAGGCAGTACCTGCAGGATCATTATCCGGACTGGAGTGAGGATGCCCTGATCTACAGAAAGTGGGAATAATGTATATACAAATTTGTATATACAAAAATCGGAGGATATATGAAAGCAAAAACAGAAGTTATCTCACTCCGGCTGACACCGGAGGAAAAGCGCAGATTGGAATATAGTGCAGAAAAAATGGGAAAGAACCAGTCATATATCCTGACCACAGCATTAAATGCATATTACAAATCTGTCCGGAAGAATCTGGACGGTGTAATAGAAGAATAGACCTTTTGGAGTGTACTCACAATCACTGTAAACATAGCCACGGGGCGGCCGCTGAGACCAAGAGGCAGCAGCCGTCCGGAAAGGAGACAACAATGCAGGAGTACAAAGAGTGTACCGGTGATATCCTGCCGGATCCAGTGCCGCGCATCCGCAATATACATATAGGTGACATAATCAAAACAGTACGTAAGGTAATTGAGGAGCCACTGGAAATCCGCGGACGTGGTCGGCATCAGGTCATAAGCGAGACAAGAGAATACGAAGTAACCGCGATTTACCCACATATGATTCAGACCCGCGACTGCAAGACAGGCTTTACGAGGTGTTTTTCCTACGGCGAACTCACAACGATGGGACTGGAATGGCAGGGAGAACAGAAATGAAGACGGTCGAAAAGAAAATTCTGCCCAAGTACTTCCGGGCAGTCCGGGAGGAAAAGAAGAACTTTGAATTGCGAAAAGATGAAGATGATGTACAGCCGGGAGATGTCCTGATCTTAATGGAGTGCGCAGGTGGAGAATATACTGGCCGGACAGAGGTGCGCCGGATCCGGTACGTGCTCCGGGATGTACCAGAGTATGGATTGATGCCAGGACACTGTATCATCGGATGGTAAAGGAGGATGCTATGAAAAATAAAAATGTGTGGTTTGCTTATGCAACAGCCTGGATATCTACGGCAACAGCGGTGATATTTGCTATCAAATATACCGGATCAGCGTGGTGTTTAGTGGCACTGGTGCTGCCGGCAATGCAAAAGATAAGTATCAGCAATGATGAAGAGAATGGTAAATAACTTAGGATTGGAGGATATGAAGATGAAAAATTATGAATTAATAGCATTACTTATGGAATTACCGGCAGGATATGATATTAAATTTGGAAAAACTGTTACTAAAGAAGATATGAATGGAGAAGAAGCTATTTTTTTCGAAGAAACAGCATCAGATATTGAAAGCAATGATATCAAACAGGAAATTTACATATTAGCTTAACTTAGGATTTAGTGGAGGTAGAAAAGTTATGCCGTGGATGTATTTGTGAGCACTGTGCAAATAGCGTTGAATGTTTTGATCATTGCACTGGAGAGATGGACGAGCCGTGTTTTACCTGTGATGAGTGCATTTACTATGACGGCAAAAGCGACAGACGTGTGATGTGGCGAGACGAGTGCACTAAGTACAAGATAACCGAGTACTGGGCAGCGCATCTCCGGCGCAAAATGAAAATCATTTAGGATTTAGTGGAGGTAGAGAATATGAGTAAGACAGAGATCTGTCAGATGTGTGATAACTATTCTGTGCGCAACAAGTGTGATCAGAAGAAAGATTGCAAAATCATGAAAATTATGGATGAAAATGCAGCATTAAAAAAGCAGGTGAAGGAATTAAAGAAGGAACTTGCGGAAGCAAAGTTAAATATGTCATACATGATAGATCCCAATGCCATCGGCGATAGAAATGATATGGGATGGTAGTTTTGGGATTTAGTGGAGGAAGGTGAACGAGTGAAAAGTGTTTTAAAATATCCAGGAGCGAAGAATCGTCTTGCATCTTGGATATGCGAATACATACCGAAGCATGATGTTTACGTAGAACCTTTTGCTGGTAGCTTGGCGGTGTTTTTTAATAAGCAGCGCAGTCACATTGAGACAGTTAATGACATCGATGAAGAAATAGTAAATTTCTTCCGCATATTGAGAGATCGAAGTGACGAACTGGAACGCGCGATAGAATTTACACCATTTTCTAGGTCAGAGTATAAGGCAGCTTATGAACCATCTTATGATGATTTAGAGAGAGCGAGACGATTTGCTGTTAAATGCTGGATGGGATTTGGGTGCGGGAATTTGTACCAGAATGGTTTTAAATCAGGCCAACAGACTAATTCTCCAAATCCGGCCAGAGCGTGGGGCGAACTTCCTGAAATAATGAAACTGGCTACTGAGAGGCTAAAGGGAGTTCAGATTGAGAATTTACCGGCCTTAGAATTGATAAAAAGATATGATACGGAAGATGTTTTTATTTATGCAGATCCGCCGTATTTACACGGAACTCGGAAAAATTATCTTTATAAACATGAAATGAAGGATGCAGATCATGAAAAATTGTTAAACGTGCTGGTTAAACATCCGGGAAAAATTCTTCTATCAGGATATGATAATGATATGTATAACGATGTACTTCAGGGATGGAATAAGGTTCAGAAGAATACCAGAGCAGAGGGAGGACGTGCAAGGACGGAAACACTGTGGATGAATTATGAAGTTGAAAACGGACAGATATCGTTAATCTGAAATATCGGAAAAATTGTGTAACGAAAGGAGATAGGAATGGCGAGACCGAAGAAAGAAGGTAAGAAGAACATCCGGAAGGATATCAGCATGGATCCGGAGCAGTACGAGAGATTAATTGATTACTGCCGGCAGCAGGACAGACCTATCTCCTGGGTGATCCGGCAGGCGCTGGACAATTATTTACCTGTGTAACGTTACACAACAAAACTGAAATTTAGCGAAGGAGTGATAGAAAAAGCATAATAAAAAGACAAGTGCAGAGAACCTGCAATCGATGCCAATAAAACAGCGGTAGATTCATCCGACCAAAGATAACATCTACCGCTTACCTGCTTACCAGTATCATACCATAGGATCTGCTGGTAGGCAATGAGAAAATGAGGTACAGCCTATGACAAAGACAGACCTGATTAACGACATTGCATTCGAGATGAGTAATATTCTGACACCGGAACAGATTGACAAGGTAAAGATAGTGTTTTTGGTAAAGATGCAGGATTTTGAGCTTGCCGAAATTAAGCAATTACCGATGATAGAAGAGCATGACAACGAATGGCTCATGAAGCGATACTGGATCGATGGGGCAGCAGTAGGCCTGAAAGAATCAACCATGCGGGGATATCTTGGCAGAATAAAAGAGTTCTTTGATTTCACGGGGAAAAATTATAAGTATATTACAGCACAGGATATAACAGATTTTCTCGCCATCAAAGCATACCGTGATCATATTAGCCAGAATTATAAATCTACGCTATATCGGTATCTCTGCACGTTTTTCGGCTGGGCTTTCAGAAAAAAGCATATCACTGATAATATTGCAGACGGAGTGGACAAGGTTAAGCAAATCCAGGCACAGAAAAAGCGGTTAACAGACGAAGAGGTGGAGGATATCCGGGACGTATTGGAGACTCCAAAAGAAAAAGCACTATTTGAGTTAATGCTGTGCACTGGTATGAGAGTAGGAGAGATATCAAACCTCAATATCTCTGATCTGGATCTGACCCATAAAACGGTAAACATCTGGGGAGAGAAGAGCAATAAATATCGTACCGGCATGCTGACACCCAAAGCAGTCAAAGCACTACGGAATTATATCGGCGACCGTCCGGGGACAGATCCGGTATTTCTGGCAGACAGGGCGCCTCATAACCGTATGAGAGAGTATGGCATCGAGAAACTGGCCAAGGAGATGGCAGTCCGTGGCAGTGTCACACGGCTGACAGCAACAGTTCACATTTACCGCAAAACGTTTGCATCTGTCCTGTACCGTAAGACGGGAGATGTAATGCTGGTAAGTAAGCTCCTCGGACATTCCAACCCAGAGATCACTGTAAAATATTATCTGGTGGATGATATTGAGGAAATGCAGAATAAATACAACAAAGTGGCATAATTGCACCGGTGCAACTCCGGCGCAGAAGAAAGGAGAAAGCATCGATGCAGAGAATTAACAGAGCAAGTTGGAGGATTATTGAAACCATATTATTACGATATCCTCAGCGCAAAAAAGAATATGAGGAATACGTATCGGATATCATGGCATCACCGGCGGGAGGTAGCAGTCGTCCGTCTGATCCTGCCAGGGAAAGAGACAAGGCGCAGTCTGTCACAGAAGCAAAAGCCTTGAAGATGACATCCGTATACCATGAACGGATCAAGAAAGAGATTGAGGCAGTGGAATTTGTATATAATTCTCTTCGACCAGAAGAACAGAAGGTAATAAGAATCAGGTACTGGAGTAAAGGTCTCAGAGCACCGATTCCCTACCTAAAAATCGGTGGTGCCTCGTACAGTGAGAGACAAATGAAGAGGATAGTTTTTAAGACTATAGAACAGATTGGAAGGTATATTGGGGAGTTAAAGTAAAAGATGGCATGATTTCGCATGTCAAATGTGATAATATAGTATCGTGATAAATTAGTGACAGGGCAATGCAGATAGCTGCGTTGCCTTTTTTCGTGGAGTTGCACCGGTGCAACTTTAGAGAGATGGTGAGCAGATGGCAAAAGGCAAATATAAATATTGGCTGACACCGGAAGGCTTACTAAAGCTGGAAGGATGGACAAGGGATGGACTAACAGAAGAGCAGATCGCTGGTAATATGGGAATCTCCAGGTCTACATTAAATGAATGGAAAAAATTGTATCCGGACATTTCGGACACCCTAAAAAAGGGAAAGGAAGTTGTGGACCTGCAAGTGGAAAATGCGCTTTTAAAAAGGGCACTGGGATATCGGTATACAGAAGATAAATATGTAAGCGTTCCGATGGAGCAGGAAGAATATAGTCAAAAGCTATTTGAATATATGAATCGCTACAAACTGGAGCATCCGGAGGCAACAGATGATGAGCTGATGCTTGTAAGAGAGAAATTCCCCAAAACAAAAGAAATGCTTGTGGAACGAAAAGTAAAAGAAGTAGAGCCGGATACCACAGCCCAGATATTCTGGTTGAAGAACCGAAAACCGGATAAATGGAGAGACAAACAGGATGTCCAGATCTCCGGAGAGCTTAAATCCGAACAGAGTAAACTGGATGACCTGATCAGACAGATGCGTGGTGATGGGTAATGAGCGCAAGTAAACTCCTGCTGTCAGAGAAATACAAAGCATTCCTGAAATGCGATGCTCCGGTGGAATTTCTGGAAGGAACCACGGCAGCAGGTAAGACGACGGTAGGAATCTTCAAGTTTATGCTTAAGGTGGCAGAAAGCCCCAAGAAGCTTCACATCATTGCTGCGGATGACACCGGAACTGCTGAGAAGAACATCATCAACAAAGACCTTGGTATACTGGATGATTTTGGCATTCTGGTGGAATATAACGGCAGTGGAACCAAAGACGATAAGATTCCACATCTGATTCTGCATACTGGCAGGGGAGATAAAGTCATTTATGTGCTGGGCTACGGCAACAAGAGAAAGTGGAAGAAGGCCCTGGGTGGACAATATGGCTGTCTGTACATAGATGAAGTAAATACCGCAGACATAGATTTTGTCAGAGAAGCATCCATGAGATGTGATTATCTGATGGCAACACTAAACCCAGACGATCCGGGACTGCCGGTGTACAAAGAATATATCAACTGTGCACGTCCTCTTCCGGAATGGAAGGATGAGACACCACAGGAAATCATAGAGGAACTGAAAGAAGAGCCAAAGGACGGATGGATCCATTGGTTCTTTTCTTTTAAAGACAATGCAGGCCTTCCACCGGATAAACTGCAGATGATCCTGCAAAACACACCGAAGGGAACAAAGATCTGGAAAAATAAGATCCAGGGTCTCCGCGGAAAAGCGACAGGGTTGGTATTCTCCAACTTTGTCAGAAAGAAACATGTTGTTACTGCTGCATGGGTGAAGAAACAGATTGCAGATGGGAAGATCCGTTTCAGGAAGTTTACGGCCGGACTGGATACATCATATTCCTCAAAATCTCCGGATACCATTGCAATGATCTTCCAGGGCATTACGGATGACCGCAAGCTGATCACACTGGCTGAAATGGTGTATAGCAATGCTGATCTCAGTGTGCCGTTGGCACCATCCGACACAACGGTAAAGTTTATAGCTTTTCTGGATAGATGCAGATCGGAATGGGGATTTGCAAAAGAATCCTTTGTTGACTGCGCGGATGCGGCGACAATAACAGAACTTCGGAAGTATAAGCGCCTGCATGGGTGCCTTTACAATTTCATTGAGTCCTACAAAAAGGTAACAATACTGGATCGTATCAATTTACAGCTGGGATGGATCCAGCAGGACTGCTATCTGGTAGTTGAGGATTGCACAAACCATATCTCAGAATTGGAACGCTATTCATGGGACGAGGAAGAGGATGTCCCGGTACCGGAGGATAAGAACGACCATACGATCAATGCAAACCAGTACGGATGGATTCCATACCGGAATATGATTGGATTCGAGGAGGATAAACAGAGGTGAACCTGATGGAAAAGATAAATGAGAATATCAAAAGAGGTATACGGAGCTGGCTGAATGTTTCTCCGGCGAATCCTTATGTGTTCAATATCAATGAGATGATGGACTTCGAGGGGAATGCGATCCGAAACCGCATCTGGTATCGTGGTGACAGCAACGAACTGGAGCAGTTCTATGAGCAGAATGCAGAATATGCAGATAAATATAAATTCTGGTCCAGCAAGAGTACACCGGGGATGGAAATGCGCAAGATCCACACAGGTGTTCCGGCGCTTACGGTGAGAACTCTGGCAGCAGTAGTCCTTCCAGATATGGGGGAATTTGAATTTTCCTCAGAGAACGAAAAGCAGAAACAGATATGGAAAGACATTGCAAAGCCTGAGAATAATAACTTTGCCGATAAGGTAGAGGATGCAATCAAAGAAGCGCTGTATATCGGAGACGGGGCTTTTAAAGTGTCCATTGATACAGAAGTCAGTGAGTATCCGATTTTAGAATGGTATGCCGGGGATCGTGTCGAAATCATACGGAAAAAGGACAAGGTCCGGGAAGTGATATTTAAGACACCATACAGCGGAGGAGGAAAGACATATGTGCTCAATGAGGTATATGGATATGGGTATGTAAAGAACGAACTGTATCTGGATAACAGACAGGTTCCGCTGACTACACTACAGATAACCAATTCACTGGAAGATGTGACCTTCGATAAAAGCGTTATGCTGGCGGTGCCTATGATGTTCTATAAGTCGGCAAAATATGAAGGACGTGGCGGAAGTATCTTTGACGGAAAGGTGGACAGCTATGATGCGCTGGATGAAGTATGGAGCCAGTGGATGGATGCGCTGAGAGCAGGAAGAGCCAAAACATATATTCCGGACTGTCTGGTTCCGAGGGATCCGGAAACAGGAGCTGCGATAACACCGAATCCGTTCGATAACAGATATTTTGCAGCAGAAGGAGACCAGCGCGAAGGGCAGAAAAACGTAATCAGTACAGACCAGCCGAGCATTCCTCATGACAGCTATCAGGCTTCCTACTGTACGGCACTGGACCTTTGCCTGCAGGGGATCATCAGTCCTTCTACACTGGGGATTGATGTAAAAAAACTGGATAATGCAGAAGCGCAGCGTGAAAAGGAAAAAACAACGCTGTACACAAGAAACATTATCGTGGAAACTCTTCAGACAGTATTGCCACAGGTAGTATCCATGTGTATCAACGCATATCACCTGATGAAGAATGAGGCAGTGGAAAGTGTAGAGGTAAATCTCCCATTTGGAGAATATGCCAATCCTTCATTTGAATCTCAGGTGGAAACAGTTGGTAAGGCAAAGCAGAGCGGAATCATGAGCATTGAGCGCTGTGTGGAGGAACTATACGGTGACAGTCTGGACGATGATTGCAAACGAGAAGAAATCGCAAGGCTCAAGGCAGAGCAGGGGATTCAGAGCATTCCGGAGCCGGAGATCAGAACGGATGCAGGAGAATTCAGGATAAACGGATTTACTGGAGGTAGTGATGGAAGTAAAAGTAGCAAAAAAAACATACCGGATGAACCGGGAGGAGTACCAGGGGCTTCTGAAGGTGGCCAGTGAGCAGGTTCCGAAAGGAATCTATGCAGTGGAAAAAGGTAATTATGCGGAACTTCGCTGTGATCATTGTACCAGCGTCACGCAGATCAAGACATTGACCAGACAGTTCAGAAGCCAGGGATTCAAGGTATATGCAAACGGCAGGTGATTAGATGCCTAAGATAAATTCAGAATATGACATTGGAGCAGCATTCGAAGCTGTTGAGAATGAACTCATTGCTTCCATGATCCGGAACATGCGAAGACATAAGATTGAGGAAATCGATGAGGACAAGCAATGGTCCATGTGGCAGACAGAGCAGCTCCGGGCACTGGAAAAGTACAGAAAAGAGAATCAGGAGCGGTTCGGTGCGAAATTCAAGGATATCAATAATCGAATCGAAGCACTGATAAGTACTGCTAGGGATGAAGGAGATATGGATCAGGAGATAGCCATACTGGAGGCTATAAAAAAAGGTTTCCCGGCAAGAAGAGTAAGTCCGGGAGCATCGGCGGCATTCTTCCGGTTGAACCAGAGGAAGCTGGAGGCGCTGATCCGGGCGACCACATCAGACATGGAAAAGGCTGAGACCGCTGTTTTACGTATGGCTAATGACCAGTACCGCAAGGTTATCTTCAATGCACAGGTATATGCAAACAGCGGAGCCGGGACCTATGAGAAGGCGGTGGACATGGCTACAAAGGACTTTATTGCCGCCGGCCTCAACTGCGTGGAATATGCCAATGGATCCAGGCACACACTGGCAGACTATGCGGACATGGCAATACGGACAGCCAGTAAGCGTGCATACCTGCAGGGGGAAGGGCAGAAAAGGCAGGAATGGGGGATATCCACGGTGATCATGAATAAGCGTGGAAATCCCTGCCCCAAGTGTTTACCGTTTGTTGGTAAGATACTGATCGATGATGTATGGAGCGGTGGAAGCGCAAAGGACGGACCATATCCCCTGATGAGCTCGGCAATAGCAGCGGGGCTTTATCATCCACGGTGTAAGGATAGCCATACGACCTATTTTCCGGAACTGGAGGATCTGGACAATGAATACAGTAAAAAAGACATAGAGGATATTGATGAACAGAACAGAAAGGAAGCCCGACAGCAATATGCAGAGAGACAAGAGAAGAAATTCCACAGATTAGCGTTATTTTCGTTGGATCCAGAGAATAAAAGCAAGTATCGTGCTAAGGAAAAAGAATGGAGTCAGGAAACCGAAGTCCGGTATAAAGTTCCTGATGAGGTGAAAGCGCCGAGATCGGATACTCCGCAGATCATGATCGATTTAGTGGATCAGTACACGAAAGATGAGTGCATCAAGATAGATGAACTGTCAGAACATGCATTTTCATACGATCCAGATACGGATATGATAATTATTAATCCGAAACATCCCTTATATGATGAGGAAAATTATAAGGCTGTACTGGTCCATGAAATAGCCCATAGAATCGACCATAATGAATATGGTAGTCCTATGTATGCTGAATTTGTAGAGTCAATAAAGAATACAGAAAAAGGAGTATTGCAAGAAAAGGAGAAGTATCAGCAGAGACTTGCTGTGAGTGGCGATTTAGAGTACAATTACTTCATCAGTGATATAATGTCATGCATGACAGATAACGTGATTGCCGGAGCATATGGACATGAATCACAGTACATAGGTAAACCCGGATATGCGGAGTCGGAGATATTTGCGGACGTATATGCTGCATTGTATCAGTCGGATGATATAACTGTAAAATTCATAAAAAGCGAATTGCCAGAGCTATATGAAGCATTTATGAAAGTGCTAAAGAGGTAATTATGTTCAAAAAAGAATTTGTTGAAAAAATGAAAAACGATGAGGAACTGCAGGAGTTGCGCAGGAAAGTATTATCTTTCTCCGAAAAAATGGGAGATGCCGCATACATCATCGGAAAAGATAAAAGCTATGAGGATTATAAAGAACGTTTACGAAGAATGGTAAAAGAACATGAAGCCACCGGTCAGTAGATTGGTGGTATTTTTATCTCGAAAAAAGAAAATTGCACCGGTGCAACAAATAATCTGGAATCAACACGCTTCATGGCGTGTTTTTTTATGCCCAAACACGAGCAAGGCAATAAACTGCAGCGTGACCGGAGACACCGAAGACAATGGATCGCAGTAAGGGTGACACCCTCAAAATGGAAAGGAGCACGTTATGTTTTACAAGACAGTAAGAAGATTCTTAGACCCCGATGGAAGCCAGGGCGGAGCACCGGCAGGAGAACAGACTGATCAGCAGTCACAGCAGAATGCAGCACCGCAGATTGACTATGGAAAAATCCAGCAGATGTTGGATGGAACGCTTGCGGCAAAAGAGGATACGGCATTGAAAGCCTATTTCAAGCAGCAGGGGCTTTCCCAACAGGAGGTGGAACAGGCTATAGCAACCTTCAAGGAACAGAAGGCGGCAAATCAGCCGAATGTGGAAGCATTGCAACAGCAGGCTGCAACCGCTGTGGCCGAGGCAAGACAGGCACAGATCCAACAGGCAGCGACGATGGCAGCAGTCGGACTGGGAATCAGCGTAACATCCATCCCGTATCTGTTGAAGATGGCAGATTTCAGCCAGGCAGTAGGACAGGATGGAAAGATCAGCAATGAGAAACTTACGGAAGCCCTGAATAAGGTGCTGGAGGACATTCCTGCATTAAAACCGCAGGAGACAGATACTACTGGTTTCCTTCATGTAGGGACAGGCGGAGATCCTTCGCAGCATACACAGCAGGCAACCGTACAACAGACACAGACACCGACCAAAAGATGGAATCGGTGGAACTAAGGAAAGGAAGGTATAAGATATGCCTAATTTAAACTATGCACAGCAGTGGAGTCCTGAACTCCTGCAGATTCTGATGCAGGGAGCGTTAACCTCTCCCTTCATTACATCTAATGTAAGATGGCTGGATGCGAAGACATTCCACTTTACACAGATGAGCACCACTGGTTATAAGAATCACAAGAGAACTGGTGGTTGGAACATGGGATCCTTCGATCAGGCAGATGTTCCGTTTACAGTAACCCATGACAGAGACGTTCAGTTCCTGGTAGACAAGGCAGATGTGGATGAGACCAACGCAACTGCATCCATGCAGAATATCTCCAGAACCTTCGAACAGACTCAGGTAGTGCCTGAGACAGATGCCCTGTTCTTCTCCCGTGTGGCACAGGTGGCACAGAAGACGGAGGGATATCACAGCCAGACCGCTATTTCTGCTTATACCAAGGCAAAGGTATTCGGAATGCTGAAGGACATCCTTGCGAAAGGAAAGTTGAGACGGTACAAGGCAAATGGTAGCCTGCTCACGTATGTGGCCAGTCCTATTATGGATGCACTGGAGCAGTCCACTGAGTTTACCCGTAAAATTGAACTTACACAGATCGCTGAGGGTGGTATCGGCATCGAGACCAGAGTAACGGAAATCGATGGTGTACCCATCATGGAAGTTATCGACGATGAGCGTTTCTATGATGCTTTCGACTGGGAGCCTACTGAGGGTGGATTTGCTCCGCTGAAAAAGGTGGCCGAGGACACCAGTAACCACGTTGCTGCTGTAACCGGAGCTCATAAGATCAATGTACTGGTGGCATGCGGACAGACATGTAAGACGGTTCCTAAGATTGCTTCTATCTATTATTTCAATCCCGGAACACATACAGAAGGAGATGGATACCTGTACCAGAATAGATCTCTGTCTGATACCTTTGTGTTCCCCAATGGACGTGACGGCAAGGTGGATAGCGTCTATGTAGATGTGGATACCACGGAGTACACCGGGGAGTAAGGAGGGCATATGTCCTATAAACCTTATGTAAGAAAAGAAGAGTACACAGAGATCTATAATGGCAGCGTGATTCCTGACGGAGAGCTTGAAAGAGCACTTCGTCAGGCCTGCCGGCATATTGACAGTCTGACATTTAACCGGATTGTGGCAGCAGGATTCGATCATCTGACAGCTTTTCAGCAGGAGACCATCAAAGAGGTTGTCTGCATGCAGGCAGATTTCGAATATGAAAATGCAGATGAAATCAATACGATTTTATCCAGCTATAGCATTAATGGAGTATCCGCACAGTTCGGAAGTTCCTGGAATGTTTTCATGGAAAAAGGTATTGCCATGAAGCGGGATGTGTATTCGTTACTGACTCAGACAGGCCTGTGTTGCAGAATTGCGAGGTGATCCTATGAAATATCCATGTTTGGTGCCTAAAAGATTATGTAAGACAGATATCTTTGTTGCGATAGATCAAGAAGGACTGAACGAATACGGGGAGCCATTGAAGCCAGTGGAGTATTACGGACAATGTAACTATCAGGACAAGGCAAAAACTGTGCTGACCACGGAGAAGAAACTGATAGAGATCACCGGAACAGCATTGTTTCCCGGAGATATTTGTCCTGATCTTCCGGCCATATCCGGAGGCAGTGCTGTGATATTTGGGGGTAAGCGCAGGATTCTTGAGGGTCGTAAGGCGAGAAACCCGGATGGAACAGTCAACTATACGGAGGTGATGCTGATATGATCAGTGTAAATTCCACAGTAAAGCTGAATTTTCCGAAGATCCAACAGCTGACGAAAGCACAGGTGATGGCTTTAGAGCAGACTGCGGAGGCATTACATACCAATGTAGTGCAGGCCCAGGTATTTCCGAGGGATACCGGTAATCTGCAAAATGAGAGTACTTTTGTGGATTACTCTGAGAGCAGTCAGGGAAAAGTCAGTATCATTTCCAGTACGCCATACGCAAGACGCCTTTATTTTCACCCGGAATATCATTTCCAGAAGACGGAGAATCCGAATGCAAGAGGTGAATGGTATGAGGACTGGATTTCTGGGAAGAAATCAGAGTACTGCCAAAAGGCATACAAACAAATATACAGGAGGATTGCCGGATTATGATGTTATCGGATGTACGAGATTATGTGGAATCCCTTGAACTGGCAGATCAGGTATATATGGGTAGCCTGCCGGACAAGCAGGAAAAGTCCATTGGAGTTTATAATAGCAAGCATCAGCAGGAGTATAAGACAGCACTGGGAGGACCCCAGCTTGCGTCTTACGGGACAAAATATGTCAGCCTGTTGATTCACTGGAATAATTCGCCCCGCTTGTCGGAAAAGGCAGCCATGACTGTATTTGAGGCAGTGGAGACTGCAAGAAATGTAACGGTCAACGATGAGTTGATAAAATTTATACAGCCTCTCTATGAACCCCAGGATGTCGGAAAGGATGATGCCGGTATCTGCGAATGGGTCATAGAGATGGCTGTTATTTATGAGAAAGGAAAAGGTGAAAAAGAATGAGTACACCTATTACAGGAGTATATCCCTGCTATGAAAACCAGTTTCAGATCAATACTGCAGCAAGCGGAGTTGAAAAGAAAATGGTTGATATTGCGGACTGTGAGACCTTCAGTGTATCTTTCGATAATGGTGTAGAGGAATGGCATCCGTTTACAGAAAAAGGATGGGTCAGACGGCTGCTTACCAGTAAGGGAGTTACCATCTCTGTAACTGCGAAGCGCAATGTTGGTGACGCTGGTAATGATGCTGTGGCAGCGCTTGCATGGGTAAACGGCCGTTCTGCGGAGAAAGATATTCAGTGGACATTCCCCGACGGAACTGTAGTTTTGTTTGCTGGAGCAGTCGTGAATGTAAAGAACATTGGAGCAGGGGACTCTACAGCTGTGGCACCGTTGGAATTCGATATTATGAGCAACGGGAAGCCAGAGATCACTCTCGCAGAGTAAAAAGAACAGGAGGTTATTATGGCAAAGAAAATCGTAGATATTACAGAAAAACTGAGTTTTGACGAGAACCCGGTACTGAAGGTGAAGGATGTCACCGTGGAAGTCAATTCTGACGCAGCCACTGTACTGAAGATTATGGGTATTTTTTCGAAGGGTACATCAGCTAAAGAAGTGTTGGCGGTATATGAACTGATTTTCAATGAGAAGGATAGGGAAAAGATCGATAAACTGAATCTCCAGTTCAAGGATTTCCAGACGATCATCATGGCAGCAGTAGACCTGATCACGGGAGACGAAGAGCCGGGAGAGCAGTGACCCGTACTATGATCTGATCGGAGATTACAGTCTGATCGTATCATCCTTCCAGGCGCAGTACGGGATCCGGCTGTCGAAAGAAATTGATACCATGAAGTGGGATGAGTTTAAGGACCTTCTTATCGGAATCGGACCGGAGACACCTCTGGGACGGATCGTAGCAATCCGGGCCGAGGAGGATAAGGATATCTTAGACAATTTTACTCCGGAACAACACAGAATCAGGAATGAATGGCGTACAAACAGAGCAAAAAAGGTGACACCTGATAATATGGCGGCAGTCCTTGATCAACTGAAGAATGCATTCATTTCTCTGGCAGGGGGCGATATACATTGAAAAAGTAGATAAGAAAAAAGTAGTGTGTCCTTACTGTGGGCATCCGGTGAATGCAATGCAGACGGAAGATGCACATTGCAGGGGAATCTATTTCCGCTGTAAAAATAAGGACTGTAAAAAGATTTTTGAGTTGAAGTTATAAGACGCTGTGCCGATGTGCCTGTCTTAGAAGGCAGGCTGGTTATGAGTGAAGCTACAAGCGTTGGACAGATCGGATTAGATCTGGTCGTAAATAAAAAAGATTTTAATAAGCAGATGAGCGGCATCCAGAACCTTGCTACGAAAGTAGGTAAGAAACTGGCTGCCGCTTTTGCTGTAAAAAAGCTCGTAGATTTCAGCGAGAAATGCATCGAACTGGGATCAGATCTGAGTGAAGTGCAAAATGTTGTGGATGTAACATTCCCGGCAATGTCGAAGCAGGTAGATAAATTTGCGCAGAATGCCGCAACTGCATTTGGACTGTCCGAGACGATGGCCAAGAGGTACACAGGTACCTTCGGTGCTATGGCCAAGGCTTTCGGGTTCAGCGAGAAGCAGGCATACGATATGTCTACCACCCTGACAGGGCTGGCGGGAGATGTGGCATCCTTTTATAACATATCTCAGGACGAAGCATATACAAAGCTGAAATCGGTATTCACTGGAGAAACAGAGAGTCTGAAAGATCTTGGTGTCGTCATGACACAGACGGCACTGGATGCCTATGCTATGGCTAACGGTTATGGGAAGACCACGGCGGCAATGTCAGAGGCAGAAAAGGTAGCACTGCGTTATTCCTTTGTTCAGAGTAAACTGGCGACGGCATCCGGGGACTTTATGCGGACATCCGATGGATGGGCTAATCAGGTCAGAATCCTGAAACTGCAGACTGAGTCTTTTATGGCGGCAATCGGTCAGGGGCTGATTAACGTCCTGACACCGGCAATCAAGGTGATCAATACCCTGATGGGAAAACTGGTACAGCTGGCGAATGTATTTAAAGCATTTACGGACAAATTTGCCGGGAAGAAGGGTAATGATGTAGCCTCAGGCATGGCGGCTGCGGAGGAAGCGTCTGCGGGCATCAGTGATAATATTAATGCCGCAGGAAAAGCAGCTAAAAAGTTAGGCGGATTACTTCCGTCGGATGAACTGGATTTACTCTCCCAAAAGACAGATTCCTCTTCGGCATCCGGAGGATCTGCAGGAATAGATATCGCTGGTTTGCAGACTTCCACGCAGGAGGCTGAAGCCAGTGCGGATAAAATTTCGAAAAAACTTTCTGACGCATTCAAGATTCCCGGTGTCAAAAATTTTGCAGATCAGTTCAACAATGGTCTGAAAAAGATTGATTTCGGAAATCTGAAGGATAATTTTTCAAGAATCATGGCTCAGATGGATCCATTGGCCAAAACTACAGTCAGAAACATTGAGACAATCATGGATCCGCTGGGAGGATATCTCGGAAACAGAATCGGAAATAAGATTGCTGTTACAGCCAAAGCGGTAGACCTGGGGCTGGATGGAATTGCAAGCTATCTGGAGCGCAACAGGAAAAAGATAGAATCCTGGAGCAGTGATGTAAGCCAGTCTATTGCGAACGGATTTACAAATCTTACGGATATCAATGAGCAGATATACAATAATCTGCTCGGGGCACTGGATAAAGCAGGACCTGATATTGTAAACGGAATCAATGATATTCTGACAGGCTGTACTAGATTTGGAATGTCACTGGGAACAATCTTCGCGGAAGGGTTTGAAATTTCCACAGAACACACATCCCAGTGGATGAAAGACAATCAGGAACTGATAGAAGGTACGCTCACGGATCTGTTTGATTTCGGTGGAGAATGTGCTTCGCTGGTAGGAGAGATTGTGGGAGGACTTGGTAGTTCTCTTACGGACTGGTGGGAGTCTCAGGGAAGCAGTACTTTTGGAAATATTGTAGATGCCTGGAATGATATCAAGAAAACGGTTTTAGAACTGTGGAATGATATTGCGATGCCGGTACTGAATCATGCCAAGGAAGCGTTACAGGAACTATGGGAAGAAAATCTCAGACCACTATGGGACAACATTCTTGATCTGATCAGCTCAGTAGGCAATTTCCTTGCAGCCGCGTGGAGTACCGTAATCAAACCAATTATCGGGTATCTGGCACCGACAATCAAGCAGGTGGCAGACATTGTGATAAACATCATGAGTACCGCATTCGCAACCGTGTCAGACATTATATCTGGAGCCATGAAAATACTGGGAGGACTGTTGGACTTCCTCACCGGAGTGTTTACAGGCAACTGGAAAAAGGCATGGGAAGGCTTGCTGAAAATACTGGACGGCATTTGGCAGAAAATCTGGGGAGTGATTAAGGGAGCATGCAACCTGATCATTGACGGTGTGAATGCCATGATTTCACTGATATATTCTACACTACGCAATGTGGTAAATGGAATCGGAAGCGTCGCAAAGAAGGCAGGAGATCTGGTTGGAAAAGACTGGGGCTTCGAAATGCCGAGTGATCCACCGCAGATACCTAAATTGTGGAATGGTGGATATGTCAAGGCTAATACGCCACAGCTTGCTATGATCGGTGATAATAGGCATCAGGGAGAAATTGTATCACCGGAAGATAAGTTACAGAAAATGGCACTAAGCGCAGCACAGGCGGCAGCGGGATCGGGAGGATCCATATCTGCGGAAAAGCTGGATAAGATCATTACATTGCTGGAGACTATCATCAGAATATTGGCGTCAGGCAATACGATAGAAATCAATGGTGTAAAATTTGCGGAACTACTGAAAAAGATAAACAGGGAGTACTTTAAGGCAACTGGAAATTACCTGTTGCTGGATGTATAAGGAGGCAGCAGGATGGCATTTCAGGCATGGTTATTAAAAGTGGGAGATACTGATATTTCAAAGTATGTAGATATTGAGACCTATAAGGTGAGTCCGGATCAGCGTGCAGATCTGGACTCTGACAGAAATGGTTTGAATATTTTATACCGGGAAGTTGCAGATCATTATACAACAAAAATTGAGTTCAATACGATTCCACTGGAAGCATGGGAAATGACAGAATTTCTACAAGCAATGGAAAAAGCGTACATAAAGGAGAAGGAAAGAAAGGTTATTGTAACTTATTTCGATGTAAATACCGGAGGATATAAATCGGGAGAAATGTATGTACCAAATTATACAGTAGAGACAAAAAGTTGGAATGGTATGGAATTATGGTATAAGCCATTACGTGTTGCGTTCCAGGAGTATTAAGAGGGAGAGGGAATGATAGATTATAAATATAAAGATTTTTATAATGATACATCCGTATCCAAAAGAATGCAGATACAATGTAGTGACGGGAGTGTACTGAATGAAGATGACTGGAAAGGTGAAAGTGCAGAGCTTACTGAGAGACTATGCTCAGAGAGTGAACTAAGTTTTGGCAGGTGTGAGGCGAGTACTTTTAAACTGAGAGTCAGGGAACGAATAGTACCTCTTGCCGGAAAAAAGATAACCGTATCCGTAACATTGGAAGGAGCCGAAGAGGCTCCTTTTATGATGGGAGTTTATAAAGTAGATTCTGATGTACCTACAGCAGATAGAAGATGTCGGGATATTGTAGCCTATGATGCCATGTACGACATCCTAAATGCAGAGGTATCCGGGTGGTATAACAGCCTGACATTTCCAATGACGCTTAGACAGTTCAGAGATAGCTTTTGTGCTTATGTCGGTGTGGAACAAGAAGAAATCACACTGGTCAACGATGATATGGTGGTAGAAAAAACTATCGATCCGGGAGAGCTCCCGGGGAAAACGGTTATTGAATCCATCTGCGAGATTAACGGATGTTTTGGGCACATCGGTAGAAATGGAAAACTGCGGTATGTGGTGCTGGAACAGATGATCGAGGGTCTGTACCCCGCAGATGATCTGTATCCGGCAGATGACCTTTACCCTGCGGATCCGGTGGGGACCACGGAGGTATCCAAAAGTAATTACATCTCCTGCCAGTATGAGGACTTTGTTTGTCAGCATATTACTAAGCTGCAGATCCGCCAGGAAGAAAATGATATCGGGGCAATCTCCGGTACCGGGAATAACGGTTATATTATCGAGGATAATTTTTTAGTATACGGCAAGTCTGCGACGGATTTGCAAACGATAGCTGACAGAGTCCTTAGGGTAATCGGTGTCGTATGGTACCGACCAGCACAGGTAGAAGCCCGAGGTAATCCCTGCCTGGAGGTAGGGGATGGCATCTTGTTGCACACGACTCGGGAGACCATTTATACCTATATACTGCAGCGCACATTAAAAGGCATACAGGCACTTCGTGACAGCTATACGGCGGAGGGCGAGGAATACAGGACCGGACAGGTCAATGGCATTATGAAGTCCATCATCCAATTGAAGGGTAAGTCGAATGTCCTTACCCGGACAGTGGAAGAGACCCGGCTGGAAATGAAAGATATCGAAAATGACTTATCTACAGAGATAAAAGTGGTAGCAGGAGAGGTTGAATTAAAGGTATCGAAAGATAATCTTATTGCAGAAATAAATCTGACACCGGATAAGGCACTGATCAAGGCTGAGAGGATAGATCTGGTCGGGCTTGTAAATGCAGATGAGATGGTGATCAAGTACGCGACCATCGAAACCTTGAATACTACCAAACTGGAACTAAACAACCTGATTGCCACCAAGGCAACCATCGACTCTCTCAATGCCGTCAGTGGCCGCGTAGGATCACTGGAGGCGGATCATGTGACTACATCTGATCTGTCAGCCGTATCAGCCCGTCTGAGCAACGTGGAAGCCAACTATATCAGCGCCAGCACTGTAAAGGCAGACTACATGGAGGTATCCAACTGGACATCCTCTGGGGTGATTAAAGCGGACAGAATCAGCGCTGCGACTATCATAAATAAGCTATCAAGCGTTGATCTGGTCAGCGTAAGAGCAATGGGTGTCAGCGGGTACATGAATTATAAAGGTACAGTAGTTGCGTGGAGAACAAAAACCATTAGTGGGACTGTTATAACTTATTTGGGACCGGAGGATTAAGAGATATGAGCAATTTAGAAATCAAGGAATTTAGTCAGGCAATCGCAAATTTTGTAGAAGCATCTCCGTTGCCGGAGGAAGTTAAGCGCATGGCATTGCAGGAGAATTTGGCACGACAGGAGCAGAAAGCCAGGGATGCATTGATGGCAGAGATTGCGGCCAGGGATGCTGCCGAGGTTGCAAAACAGGAGGTGAAGCAGGATGCAGAGAGCGTATGACTGGGAAGAGGATTACTGGGAGAATAAACCATCTATCAAAACAGCATTAAATAAGACCAACATGGACAAGCTAAGTAATGCGACTCGCATTATTGACGAGCGTGTGATTACACTGGATCTGACTAAGCTGTCAACTACAGAGGCTAATGGGATGATCACGGGAATTACCATTAATCAGGATAATGGCGATATTACGGTTACTTATTATTCTGGAGCAACCAAGGTATTACATACCCTGATGGCACAGATTGCCATCAACTTCGGCTATGATCCGGTTACCGAGCAGCTTATTATCTACTTAAAAGATGGAACAGAACAGTACATAGATATGTCTGCACTCATCACGCAGTTTGAATTTTTAGACTCGGATACTATTTATTGGACCATCGGGAAAGATGGCAAGGTAAAAGCTGATATAAAGAAAGGGAGTATTACGGCGGATAAGCTGCAGCCGGATTACCTGGCGGATATTACCGTACAAGCAGAAACGGCAACACAGCAGGCATCTGCGGCGGCATCATCTGCAGCACAGGCCAAGATAGATGCGGATCGAGCAGAATCGTATGCAAAAATCACTGAACCTAAGTTCTATCTGGATGAAACCACGATGAACCTTTATATGAAGGATGGCGCAGGAGTGGATTTTGTAGTAGTTGATAATGTTTTATATTGGAAGGTAGCATAAGGAGGACAATGACATGGCAGCACCGGAAGGTTACAATGCTCTCGGAAAAATCGGAATATCTTACAAAGGAGATTACGACTCCAATACCACATATGAGCGACTGGACGCGGTTGAACATAACGGCAGTACATATCTGGCTATTAAAGATGCTCCGGACGGAGCTCCCAGGGATGATAAGGTAAACTGGATCTATCTGGCCAAAGGGTTCAGCGGTGACATCGGAGATTCCGAGATCACTTTTACCGAGGCAGAGAACCGCGAGAACATTAATACGGGCGAGAGCGTAAAGACGGTCTTTGGCAAGATTAAAAAGTTTTTTGCGGACTTGACCGCACCGGCATTTGCACAGATGATCACCACAAAGGAGGATCTGTTAGCTACCAAGGCTACCGGATATGTGCCGGATGCCAAGGCGGTAGCAGATGCATATACTGAGTTAAATGGCAAGTTAGAGTGGAAAAGATTGGGGACTAGAGTTGGCACTAATGGAATTGATATTCCAAAAAATGCTAACGAAATATGCATAAATGTATATTTATCCGATTCTGAATACCCGCAATATTACAAAAATATCCCTATTGATTTAATAGGTGATACTGCCTCAACTGTTCTGATTGATAGTACTTACTATTCGTCTACAGATTACACTTATATCACAGCAAGAATAAGTAAAACATATGTAAATCTTAGACTCGTCTGGGTTAATGGCAAAAACGTTACAGCTACAACAAATATGGTAGTGAGTTATAGATAATTAGCAAATTCCGTATACTAATCCAAATGCACCAGAAGATGCCGCTCTAAATGTGATACTTGTAGGAGATACTGAGAAATCTATTTCACTATTTCCAACATATACATTGACAGCAGTAATTAACCCTTTAATGATTAAGTTGGTTGGAATTTCTACAGCTTGATACACCATTCTTCCTGTATCATTGCAAAGAACAAATATAAAATGCCTATAATTAGTAGCATCTATATTATATGTTTTTGCTGTGTTCACAGTTGATACAGGAATTAATATTTCTGCACTTCCTATCTGGCTTAACTTGCCATTTAACGAAGTAAATCAGATGGCGGGCGCAGCCACAAGAGCGCCAGAAAGGAGCCCACATGGGTTACATTAAATTTAAAAATAAAGAGACCGTACAGAAGGTCATAGTATCTGAAGAGAGTCCTCATGTGATCAGAATCACCGGAGACAATCTCGTTGTAAATACTGACGGCTTCAGTCTCTATCTGGACGAAGATTGCAAATATCCGCTCGATAATGGTGAGTATGAGGCATACAATACTTTGTTCCGAGAAGGTGACGGCTGGTATGAGCTGTCCGATGACGGATCTGTCTATGTTGAGCCGGTTGCACCGGTGCAACCGGAGCCCACAGAGGAAGAACTGGCAGAAATGGCCAAACAGGAACAAATCCGACAGGTAACAGCACAGATCAATGACTTGAAGGTACAGATTGCTGCAAGCGACTATAAAGTAATCAAGACCTACGAGTATTCTCTGCTGGGAGAGCAGGCGGAATACGACATGGAAACAGTCCATGCTGAGCGACAGAATCTCCGGGATCAGATCAACGCACTGGAGACGCAGCTGACAGAATTAACAGCAGAGTAGGAGGCTGCCAATGAGAGCAAGAGACGGACCCGCGTAATTACATAGCAACCATTGAGCCAAGAGCCGATTACTTCCCTGCCGGGAGGTGACCGGCTTTTATATTTGAGTGAGGTGCGGCAACATGAACGAAACCGAAATGGAACATCGGCTTACAGAGGTAGAATCCAGATCAAAATCCAATACTCATAGGATTGATAAGTTGGAGAGAGTGACGGAAGAAATCCACACCATGTCAAACACAATGATTCAGTTGGTGGAGGAAGTAAAACACACCAACGAGACGGTATCAAGCTTGGATCAGAAGGTTGAAAAGATGGACAGCCGAGTGGATGATATGGAGCGTGCTCCTGGGAAAGAGTGGAGTAATGCAAAGAGAACAGTTTTTAATACCATTGTTAGCGGACTTATAGGAGCTATAACTACAGGACTTATCTGGGCTGCGGTACGGGCATCCCAGATGTTTTAAGAAAGAGAGGATAACATTATGGATTTATCATTTTTATTGCAACTCGTAGACCCCATCATTTTGGGAATCTGTCTGCTGACAGGTTATGTGCTTAAGGAGGCATTTGACAAGTTTCCCAACAAGTTTATTCCGCTTGCATCCCTGAGCATGGGAACCATCATTGCAATCATTATCCACCTACAGGCCGGTATCAATGCAGAGGTTGTATTGGGCGGAATGATCTCGGGACTGGCTGCCACCGGCATGTATGAACTGTTGAGGAATCTGCTGGACTTTGACGGAAAGAAGGAGGAGTAACATGAAACAGGCATTATATAAAGGACCGGACATTTCCAAACACAACGGAAATGTCAACATAAAGAAGGTGCGCGATGCAGGATACAAGCGTATCGGCATTCGGGCAGGGTATGGTAAAAATAACGTTGATGAGAAGTATGTCAGCAATGCGCTTGCATGCGTAAATCTGGGAGTTTTAGCTATTATTTACTGGTTTTCCTACGCTTTTTCTGAGCTCATGGCAAAAAACGAAGGGGACTATTGCTGTGATCAGGTCGAGAAATACTGGGAAAAATGTCCTGTCGCATATGACTGCGAATATGACACTGTACGCTATGCCAGAACTAAGGGGATAAATATCACAAAAGATCTGGCAACGAATATGGCCATTGCGTTTTTGTCGAGAGTAAAGGAAAGAGGACACGTCCCGGTGATTTACACTAATCGGGATTACCTTAAAAATTACTTTGATATGGACAAGATTGTGGCAACGCTGGGAAAGGTGTATGTGTGGTATGCTAGGTACGGAGTGTCTTTGAGCGAAGCTGAACTGAATCTGGCCGATATCTGGCAGTATACGTCCTCTGGAGTTGTGCCTGGAATCAGTGGCAAGTGTGATATCAATATTTTTTATACAGACTTCGAAATGGTGTCAGTACCGGCGGAGCGTGAGGAAGTATGTAACATCAACATCCAGAACTTCCAGGAAGCTGCAAATGCAGATGGGTATCGGGATGAACAAGGGAGAAAGCTGGTCGAAGATGGCAAAGATGGTCCCAATACTCAGTATGTGCGGCGGCAGATCTGCCTGCAGGCGAAGAGAGTCGGGCTGATCTATAAGGTTGGCTCCACAGGAGCGGTAGTTAAGTGGTGGCAGACACGTTGTAACGAGATCCTTGGCGGTAATCAGGACACTGATGGCAGGTATGGCAAGACTGCCAGAACGGAGACAATCAAGCTGCAGAAAAAGCTTAATCTCACAGCCGATGGTAAGGCGGGATATAACAGCCTGCAGGCGGCATTCTATAATTGACGGATCAGCAGAAGGTATGGTACTCTGAATTTAACCCATAGAATCCTTGTCATGGGAGAAAGGACGAAGAACAAGAAGGGGTGTTCTTCGTCCTTTTTATATTAACTGGCAAGTTAGGTAACTATGGTAATGATATAGTTATGGGAAAATTATTATCAATAAATGATAACTATATATTGGATTTATTTAAAAACGCACCTGTCAATTATAGTCCAACTTTTGGGCAATTAAATATAGGTGGTCCCATAGTAGCATATATCATGCAAAAGCATTCAGATTATTATGGAGGTGCTGTTATAGTATTTGGTTATAACAATTTTAGACCTATCTATTATCACATTGTAAATGGCACAATAAATGCAGAATACTATTTGTAATCAAAGTATAATTACTGATTAATCTAATCAATAATAAATGAACCACTAAATA